TTTTTCGGTAAATTCAATTGGCTTTATTATTGGTATATAATGCTTATTATTACCATTTTTAAACTTAATACCTTCATCCATTATTTGACGAAGTGTTTTGGTAATAAAAGGATTTTTACGCCAATTACGAATATATGTATTTACATTCCACAAATGTTCATCACAACATTCCACAGATGTACCATCACTAAAATGAACTTCATAAATATCTTTTAATCCTTGTGGATAAACACCCAATACCCTTTTTGGCTTACCGTCACTTCCGATTACATGGTCATTTACTTCTACATCACCCATTCGAATCCAACCATTTGGTGTAAGTAATTTAGAATCAAGTGGCTCGGCTTTACCAATCCCCATCTCGTGGGAAATCAATGTGTTACGTGTAACATTCATAAACATTGCAGCAACAATTTGATGTGGATAAAGTTTAACGCCATCCTTTAACAACGCATGACATTTTTCCGAATACTGTTCATACGTTTCTTCAAGTTCTTTCTTATATTGTACCCAATGTTCTTTTTTAATGTTTAATTCAGCAATGAACTTGCGTTTTTCTGCTTCAGCAATTTCAATTTTCTTTATTTGTTGAATAAAAACTTTACGACTGTCTTCAGTACCAAAATCAAAATGAATTTTATTTGAACCTTTGTACTTTTTTATTAGTGCAAACAGTCCGGGTGTTTTTAAAATCCATATCTTATTCAGAGCATCCCATTTCCTTAATTCATCAGGAAGTTCTTTAACACGTTGAAGTAACTGATCATTAATTGGAAATCGTAATTCGTATTCTGCTCTTTTTGCTACCCTGCTGCAATGAACAACAAAAATAGGTTGTTGTATGCGTTGAAGTTTATTGTCATCCATAACCACCTGAAATTGTTTCTTTATCCAATTCCTCACCACAAATATCACAAGTTGTGATATTTATGAATTTTTCTCTATCATAGTAACTACCACCAATATATTCGTGTTTTTTGCTTTTTTTACTATGCGTGCATATTTTTTTTAATTCTGCTTCGCCTGATTCAATCAGTTTTTGTGTTTTGTTGATTTTTTTGTTGATCGGACTTCTCATCAGTTCTATTTCAAGTGCATTTTTTCTTGTTTTCATTCGATTGATTTTTCTCAAAAGAACCAATGCTTGACCATTTTCTTGTTCAATAAGTTTCATGTCATTACTTGTTATTCGTGCAAAGGTGTATAAAAATATGCAATATGTCAAGAGTTTTGATCGTAATGATATATCCTAATTTTAAGATTATGTTTTTCTGCCAGATCAATCATGTGTTTTGTACCCTTGGTTTCACCGTCCCAAAATGCTATTAAAGCATCCGCATATTCAGCCATTTCTTCGTTACGAATGTATCCTGCAGATTTACCATATCTGTCCCATGATGCCGGGAATCTTTTTATTTGATAGCCATGTTCTTCGGCATATTTCTCACCAAGTTTATCAGCACCCATTGCAGCACCGCTTACAATTTCAATATCTTTTTGATTTTGCAATAAATGATCACAGTAACCACAAAGTCTTTTGTAGTCCTTGAACTTTCGTCCACCCGCTATAATAACACGAAACATTGCATAAAGATATTATGCAAATATATGAAAAAAAAATTAAATTACGGTGGTTTACCACAATTTTATTCATTAGAAAATCAAGTTTAAAGTATTTATTGTAAAAATATTATGAAATCTGGAATTTATTTAATTGAAAATATTATTAATAATAAAAAATACGTTGGAAGTGCAAAGAATATCAATAAGAGATGGTATCAACATAAATATGCTCTTAATAATAACACTCACGACAATTCATGCTTACAAAATGCGTGGAATAAATATGGTGAAAATAATTTCAAATTTACTGTAATTGAAGAAGTAGTACCAGAAAATTTACTTCAACGTGAACAACATTATATTAATTTATATCAAGCATGTGATAAAAAACGAGGGTATAACTTATTACCCATAGCAGGAAATTCATTGGGGTTTAAATTTTCGAAAGAAAGTAAATATAAAATGAGTGTTGCTAAAAAGAATAAGCCATCATCAAGGAAAAACTATATTGTGTCTGAAGAAACCAAAAGAAAAATTGGTAGTGCAAATAAAATTAGTCAACTTGGAAGAAAACATAGTGAGGAAACTAAAGAAAAAATGAGAAAACCACATGGTGCTATGTCAGATATAACAAAGAAAAAAATAAGTGATTGGAGATTAGGACTTA